AAATACCACTGGTGTGGACATTTTGCATAAATACTAAACTGACTATATGATACTGTTTTATGAAAAGCATGATTTAATTCTGGAGGTGTATGATTTTTGAGTTTTAATTCAATTTCTGTCAGCTTTTGTTTGGCCATATATTTCTCTTATTTTAGCTCCTAATTCAACATCATTAGGATATGTTTTGACTAAATCTTGTACTGCTTGTTTTTGTGTAATAATTTTTTTACAGTACTGAGCGGCATCTAATAGTTCTTCATAAAGATGTTGAGTAAATTCGTCGTGATTATTTTGTTCAAGTGTTGTTGAATATTTATTATATCCGCGTTCTGCTCTGTCAGATAAGTCTACTATAACTGATTTGGTAATATCGTCTTTTATTGTATTACTCATGTTCCTTTAATTTGTGTCGTAATGTTTTTAACTTCATCTTCAGAAAGCATGTCTATATATTCTTTAGCTTCTTTTTTACCAACTTCAAAATATATTTGAATAGCTTCTATTTGATCTAAATCGTATTCTTTTTTATTAGTAGGTTTAAGATACTTAAGATACTTATATTGTTTAGGTAGTAAGTCTTTATATAAATTATAAAGATGTTCACCTTTCATCTGCCAAGTATTCTTTTGTATTACATTTACTACTTCACAATAATCATGATCCATTGATAATATTTTGTTACACATCCAATTATTGAAAGTTTGTTGTTCTTCTTCAGAAATATCTTTCCATTTATCTTTAGTAAGAGTTATTCTTTTTATAAGATTAAATATATTAGCCATTATTAAATTTAATTATTTTTATATTCCCATATAAACCCATAAGCTGTTTTTTGTTTTTTAAGACAACAAGCAGATATATTTGAAGTAGGATATTTTAATTCTTTTTGTATTTGTGTAAAACTATTCCATTCTTTTATTATAACTCCATTTTTAGATTTTTGAATTACTTTTACTGCATTTCCATGATCTTTATTATTATATCCTGGAAATATCTTATTATAATTCCAAACAAATCCATGAGATTTGTTAGTTTTTTTACTTAAGTTGTCTTTAATACCTTTTCCAAAATTAAATTCAGCTTCTGTAATAGAATTCCATTCTTTAACAAATTCTCCATTTAATGTAAATTGATATATTTTAATAGAAGTATTTTTACTTATAAGTTGTTTTATAGCATCTGTTCTTTCATATTTTCCACTTTTTCCTTTAACAGCTTTAGATATTTTCTTTTTAGTTTTTTCACTTATTTTTCCTTTAGCATTTCCTAATTTTAAATTTAGACCCATTTTAGACAAAACATTATAATATAAACCCCAATATAATTCACGTTCATTTAATTGGTTTTCTAAACATTCTTCTATTATTTCAAATTTATGATTTTGAGGACCATATTTAAGAAAAGAATAATATAATCTAATTTGTTTTTCACATCTTCTTAATTTAAGATATTCTGACCAACGTCTATTAATATTAATCGATTGACCTATATATATTTTTCCTTTAGGAGATGTAATTTTATAAATACCTATCATAATATATTATATATTAATAAATATATGATAGGCATGGAAAAAATGCTATTTACTACATTATAAATTAATAATTCCTACTTTCGTCTGAATAATTAGCTCTTGATTTAATAGCAGCATCTCGTAGATGTACTTCATTACTAAGATATTTAATACGATCGATTGCTAAACCAAGTTCTGTATTTAATTCTTTAACAACTTTATCTAATTCTTTGTTAGCTTCGTTTGCTCTAATAAGAGCACCTTTTAATGATACTACTTCGTTTTCTAGTTCTTGATATTCCATTTTGATTTTTTTTAATTTATTTCGGTTAAACATTTTTATCTATTAAAAGAGATTATTTTAGCTCCTTCATTATTTGATGGTGGTGTAGGTAGTTCAGGTGTTGGTTTACTTTTAAGTTGTAAAGGTAAAAACTCTTCATTAACATGTTGACATTTACTACAAGCCATTACATTAATAGGAATTAAAGCATCTTGTGATGTTCCTGTCAATAGACGAGATGCTTTTCGAAGTAAAAATGCATTTATAAAGATATTATTATTACATTTTTCACAGATTATTTCTGTTGTTTTGTCTAAACTAATGTTTAATTGTGGTTCCATTTTATAATATTTGTTTTGTTGAAATGATTTTTACTATTTTAGCTAATAATGAGGCCATATTTATCTCTTTATCTGGTACTGATTTCTGAAAATATTGATGGTTATCTAATTCAATAGTAATCTCAGCATCGTGTCCTTTACTATATTCATCTAAATGTTTAAATAAATACTCAATTGCTGGTTGGTAATCATCTAATTGACTATTAATTATTAATTGTCGGCATTCTACCCAAGTTTTAGAAGTAGGTGTTTTTAATAATTTTACTAAGTTTTTATTTAAATTATTATCAACAGCAATAATAGTTAATTTATTGTCTTTAACATTTTGTTGTAATACTTTAATAATAGAACGAATATCAGGATAAAATTCATTAATAATATAAGCAACATCTTGCATTTCATATTTTATATTTTCAACATCTAAAATATTTGTACAAACATGTTTAGCTACAATACTCTTAGTAGGTGGTTTTAAAATATGAACTTCACAGCGTGATTGTAATGGTTCGATTAAACGATCAATATAATTACAAGTTAATATAAAACGAGTATAAGCTGAATATTCTTCAATTAAATTTCGAAGTGCTGCTTGTGCTGGTTGAGTTAAGAAATCAGCTTCATCTAATATAACAATTTTAGTAGGATTAAATGATGCGGTTGAAGCGAATCCTTTAACTTTATCTCTAATCATATCAATACCATTTTCATCACTAGCATTAATATAAAGATAATCACATTTTAAATTATTAACTATTAATTTAGCTAATGTAGTTTTTCCAGTTCCAGCAGTTCCACTAAAGATAAAATGAGGAATGTCATTTTTTTCTATACAGTCAGCAATTCGTTCTTTAACAACTTCATTACCAACATATTCATCTAATGTTTGTGATCTATACTTTTCGATCCAGAGTGTGTGTTTTTTCATAACTTAAATTTAATAATTTTATTTTGACAATCCAAACATTTAAAATTTGATTAGGAAGGGTTTCGTCTCTCCTAGCTGGCCCACTGAAACTTATGTTTACTGTACGACTCGAACGTAAAATGCTAGCACCCCAATCCAGCTCGCCTTTATTAAAAGGTTCCTAATCAAATATTTTTATTCAGGAAATACTATTACTCCAGGATCTTTTTCACCTTTAGAGTTAACTACTTCCTCATCAAGTTCAACTTTAAATGGAACTCCATTTACTTTAAACTCACCTCCTTGTTTAAGCATTTTTCTAAAAAACGATTCTTGTTTTTCAGTCCAATCTTTACTTAAATCTAATACTCTTTGTTTATCAGTAACATCACCATCAATATAGATGGTGATGTTCTTTCTTATTGTTTGTGCTGTTAACATATTACATTCCTAAATCACCTAAACCATAATCATCATGTTGTGATTTTTTAATATCTGGTTTAGTATGAATAACACATTCTGTCATTAATAATGTTACTGCGGCTGCAGCTGCATTTTCTAAAGCTGATCGTACTACTTTAGTTGGGTCAATAATACCTGTTGCATAAGCACCAACTACTTTATTATTAGTAATATCAGGTACTAAATCAACTTGATCGATTAGATCATTTAATTTGATATACCATGAAACAACGTTTTCACCAGCATTTGATAATATTTTTTCAAATGGTTTATAACAAGCTTCATATACAATTTCACCACCTTTAGTATTACGATTAGTAATTGCTTCTCGAGCGTGTAATAATGCTACTCCAGCTCCTGGTAGGATACCTTCGTCTAATGCTGCTTTAGTTGCTTGTAATGCATCGTCTAGGCGATCTTTTTTCTCTCTCATTTCGATTTCAGTACCACCACCTACGTTTATAATAGCTACTCCACCAACCATTTTACCTAAACGTTCTTGTAAACGTTCAATATTATATGGTGCTGTTTCTTTATCTAATTGTGTTTTAAGTGATAAAATACGTTCTTCAATTTTTTCAGAATCACCTTTACCATCAACTATTGTTGTTGTTTCTTTACCAACTGTAACTACACGAGCAGTACCTAACCAATCCATATTTAGTTTAGATAATGACATACCGCGTTCAGTTGATATCACAGTAGCACCTGTTAATATTGCCATATCTTCTAACATTTGGTTTCTTAAATCACCAAAGCCAGGAGCTTTAACAGCTACTACTTTTAATGCACCTCTACCTTTATTCATTACAAGTGTTGCTAATGCTTCACCTTCAATGTCTTCAGCAATAACTAATAATGATTTTTGTTCTGCTGAAATTTTTTCTAATAATGGTAATAAATCCTTAATAGTATTAATTTTCTTATCATAGATTAGAATAAATGGATTATCTAATATAGCAGTCATTGTTGTATTATCTGTAACGAAATAATGTGATTTATAACCACGATCAAACTGAATACCTTCTACTACTTCGAGTGATGTTTCACCTGAACGTGATTCTTCAACTGTTACAACTCCATCTCTACCTACTTTTTCTAAAGCAGTAGCTACTAATTCACCAATTTCTGTATCACCATTTGCTGATAGTGTGGCTACTTGTTTAATTTGTTTCTCGCCTGAAATAGCTTTAGATAGTGTTTTTAATTCTTCTACTACTTGTTTTACTGCTTCTTCAATATCTCGTTTTACTTGAGTAGCATTTGTAGATGCATAAGCTGTGGCATCTAATGCTTGAGATGCAATCGAATGAGCTAATACTGTAGATGTTGTAGTACCATCACCTGCAGAATCTACTGTTTTTTGTGCGGCTTGTTTAATAACAGTAACAGCCATATTTTCAATTGGATCTTCTAAAATAATTGATTTAGAAACAGAAACACCATCTTTTGTAGATTTTACAACACCATGTTCTTCTTCAATTAATACGTTACGTCCAAAAGGACCCATTGTTACTGACACGGCTTTATTGACCTTGTCAATACCGGATTGTAATTTTTCTTTTGCCTCTCGGTCAAAACTAATAATTTTACTCATTTTCTAATACAGCTAATATGTCTTGTTCTTTGTAAATTAAATATTCTTCATTTTCAACAACCATTCGTTGTCCACCAAATGAGGTAAATATAACTTTATCTCCTATTTGTAGTGTATTTGGAATTAATACTCCATTTAAATTAATTAGTCCAGGACCTACAGCAATTATTGTTCCGATTAATGGTTTATCTTTTCCCATATCGGCAACTAATATATTACCATATCGTTCCTCATTTTCATCTTGTTTGATAACAATATTGTTATGCAACGGTTTTATTTGTTTCATATTATGATTTTTAATTAAATTTAAGATACGGACAGATCTTTGGATTTCAAAACTTATTTAAGCAACTTTGATTTAATTTCAATTTTCTTAGGTGCTTTTTCAACTGAGATAGGAATATCTAAAATAAGTAATCCTTTATCTAGTGTAGCTTCTAATTTGTTTAAATCGAATTTAGATGCAATTTTCCAAGCTAAATCAAAAGAACGTTTTGCAATTCCTTTTGAGATATAAGAGCGTTCTTGTTCTTCTATTTGTTTAGTGTGGCTAACTCGTAACGTTTCTCCTTCAACTAATATGTCTAAGTCTTTATGTTCAAGACCTACTACAGCTAGTTCAAAGCATAACCCTTTTTCTGTTTCGTAGATATCTACGGGATAATTGATTTTTTCGTTAAATGTATTAAATGCTGAATTTGGATTTAATAAATTTTTCCAAACGATGTCAAACGGATCATCTAGAAATGGTTTAATCATTGTCATAATTGTTTAATTTATGTTCCCCTAAGGTGAACGGTTAATTACTAATTGTTAATTAATTGTTAAGATCTGCCGTATCTTAAATATAAATATATAATAATTTAAATTTTTGCTAAAACAATATAAGAAGAATGTTGTCCTTCTTCAGTTTTAAATTCTAATTTCATAGCACCTTCATTATTAATATATGCTGTTCCTTCAGAATTATAATTTGCATCAAATATTGCTTTTAAATATTCAGTATTAAATTTTAATCCAATATTAGAATTATCTGTAAGTTTAGATGTTGTTGGAGTTTCAAACATAATTTTATTTGAATGTCCATCTGCTTCACCTAAAGTAAAATACACTTTAGATTCATCAAGATTATTTACTCCTGCTTTAATAGTACATACTTCAGAACCTAATGCTTTATATGCTTTAAGCCAAATATTTATTAAATCATTAGTTACATCAAAACTATAATTGCTTTCAAAATCATTAATTGAAAAATTAACTGATGGTGCCAACATTGGATTTGCTAATGCATATTCTAAATTATATTCATTATCTGCAATTAATAATTTAGTAGCAATATTTTGTTCGTTTTTTATATCTAAAGTAATAAATTGAGCACATATATTAATCAATTTAATTAATTTAGAAGTATCAAATATAACAAAGTCACTATCAGGAAATTCAAAAGGTGCTGTAATAATTCCCACCATGTCTTTAGTAGGTGAAAATGTTTTTATAGTAATGTTATTATTTTTAATTTCCCATTTAACTTTTTCACCAATACCATTTAAATAGTATTTGTCTATTGTAGATAATAATTTTAGTTTTTCCATAATATTTGTATTAATATAATTAAAATTCCTAGACTTAAACAAGTAAATGTTTTAAAAGTTACTGCTTCTCTAAATAAGAGATAAGACATTGTAGTAAATACAGTTACACCTAATCCAAAACCTAATATTCTAGATGGCCATATTTGACCATTAAATGCAAGTACTAAATATTGTACTGATTTTAGATATAACCAAGTTACAGGTGCTCCTATTAATACTACTAACCACTCATTACGTTTAAATAAATCATATTTAATAGAACCTTGTAATTGTAAAAATGTTACAATTTGAGCGGCTAATCCGAATAATACTCCTTTAATTAAATTCATTTTTAAATATAATAAGATTATTTTGACTATTCAAATCTAAAGAATTTACCTGCATTTTCATGTAAGTCTACAAATTCCCATCCTAAATCACTATAAATGCCTCGTAATTTATTCATTAATGTTGCTTCAAATCCTAATTCTCTATCAGCATATTGTTCAATAAACTCGTTTATAAAGTCAGGATCATTACCTGTTAAACCAATTACATCAATTTTAAACGGATTATTTTTTAATTGAATATATTTCATTTTATCACCCTCAGTAAAACACGGATATTGTTTATCTAATTTTTTAAATCTGAGTAGATCATTGTACCAGCATGCTGCTTTTGTGTTAATAGGTGCTTTTAATTTTAATGTTGAAAATATTTCACCTAAAGCGGGTTTGCGTTCTATATAGGATTTTATTTGTTTTACTCCAGTTGGTTTTGCAATATCTATTATAGGAATATTTTTAACGTATTTTTTAAAGTCTATTATTTTTTTATCTATTTCTTTTTTAGAAGTACCAAACATTATTTGTTGTAATAAGTCTTCTCCAAATTTACGATACATTGGAGTCATATTTGATTTCATCAAATCTAATCCCATCATTATCATTTCTTCTGTTGTTACACCTTCTTTATTTACAACCAACATAGCATAACGTCTTTTACCTGCGAAATAACCTCGTTCAATTACTACTTCTTGTTTTAATTCAAAGTAATGAGGACGTTCTTTAACATTAAATGCGAATCTAACAAACGTGTTTATATATTCATTTGCTACACCCTGCAATTCTGAGGCTATTTCCAAGATAAGGGGCATAACTTTGTTCTTATCATTTAGATCTAAGTCTGGGTAGCGATGAAGTAGGAGATCTTTAACATGAATAAATAACGAGTCAGTATCGCTAGTTATGATTCTATCTTTATTTTCCATTATTTATTTTTGTAGTTATATTAATCATATCAGGTAAATCTTTTCCATTACCATATTCTAGTAATTTAAAATATTTTTTATCTCCAACAATACCATCAACACTCCATTCTGTTTTTATTCCATTTTCGTAAATTGAAATTGAATATGTTGAAGATAAGGGTTTAATAAACTCGGATCCTTTCAAATCGTATTTCTTATTAAACATACCTAGGTTTAGTGGATTGTTTTTTGAAGGTCCAAATATGGTTGCTTCATTAAATCCAGCTTCATTTATTTTATTATAATTCATAAATTTATTATTTATATTTCCAATAGCTATTTTTATATATTTTTCCTGTTCGAATAGCTCCTGTTATCCCACCACCTATTTCTTTTCTAATTTTATTTCTAGATTCCCACTCCTTAATTATATTATTTGTTATAGGATCTATTTGTAATACTATTTTTTTTCTGTTTACATTTTTAAGATATGAATCTTTTAGTGCTCCATACATTTTTCCTTTTTTTCCACTAGGTTTATCTTTTTTTGCTTTACTTATGTTCTCTCCTCCCTGATGTTTTTTTCTTAATTTATTTCCAAAGTCAGGTGGTTTTATTTTATTTTTTAAATTAGGTTTGCCTTTTTTTAATGTTGACAGTAAATCTCCAAATCCTTCTGGTTTAAAGCGTCCTTTCATTTTTTCGGATTGCTTTTGTTTTGATTCATCAGTATGATATTCAGGTCCACTTCCTCCTTTTTTACGTTTATTTACAACATTATACCCTAAATTAATATAATATTGTATCCATTTTGTTTCAAGCGGTTCCCATTGGTTTCTATCTAAAGATT